TGAAAAAACTCACACCATTCACATAGTTTGGTTGCGTTCTTTGGGAATTCTATATCCGTTCTATAATTACCATCTTTGTCAAATACACTTTCGACAAATTCAGTAAAACCTTTCCAAGCCTTATTTACCGAAACCTTACCATTTGCAGGTACGTGTTTACTCATTCTATGTGTTGGGATATCCTCTCTCACTTCTACCTTTCTTTTTAATATGATAAATTCAACATCAATCACATCTTCGGAAATGTTTAGTAATTCTGCATAGAACTTTTTGTATAATAAGATTTGTGCACTTTTAACTGGGTCTGATTTTTGATATTTACTCCAACCTCTTGTAGAAGTTTTAAAATCAATGATTCTATATCTACCCGTAAAGGTATCTCTGATAATCAAATCTATGAAACCCATAAAATTTACATTCTCTGAAATCTTTGTGTTTATAGGTTGTTCAATTGCTACCAACTCATCGTGTTTTAACGAAAAGAATTTGTTAAAGTTTTTGGGTTTTTGAAACCAATCTAATAAGACATTTCCATCTTCTAAAAACTCTACCATTTCTTCTTTGGTGCATATTGTAGTGTTTCCTATTTCCCCTTCGGTTTCTTTAAGATATGCATCTCTCATTCTTTCTTTTAAATACTCTTGTAAGTCAATCATCTTGTCAGCTTGTGACTTTGATATTCTTAAACATTTCTCCAAATAGTTTTGAAGTGTCTCATGCATTGCAGTTCCAAAGATTGAATGAATGTTAGATGATGATTCACCCAACTTATCTATGTATGCTAATTTGTATTGATGTGGGCAACTATGCCACATACTATATTGTGAAAATGATACTCTTGCCATAATAAGTCTAATATAAGACAAATAATTGGATTTACCAAATTATAATAGTTTTTTATCAATTTTTGTATTAATTAGTTTATTTACAACAACCATTTTTTCTGGTAAGTCTATATCATTAAATAATAAAGTATGTGCTACATTTCCTCTTAAATATTTTTGAGCATTTATCTTATCCCAATCACTTACTTTTGAATTTTTTAAATACTCTAAATATTTTAATATTGAATTTTTAAGTTTTTCCGATTTTATATTTTTCAAATTATTTTCAAATAATTCTATTGTATTATTTTTAGCCATATCAAAATTTATGGTATTGTACCAAAATGGGTACTGTACATAATGAAAATTAACAAGTTCTTGTTCTTCATCTAATTCTTCTAAAAATTCAAAAAAGTTAAATGAATTTAAAACAGAACAGGTATATTGAAAATCATATGATATATTTTTGTAATGGTCAATTGCCCATTTTAATACTAAAAGATTTTTTTTAAATATTTTTGTATCAAATCCTGTTCTAACAAATTCCCCAATTTCATTTAAACCATCTATTGAAATTGAAAAATGAACATTTCTAAAATCTTTTAAATGTTCAAATATAGTTTTTCCTTTGTATTTTAAAATACTGAAATTTGTATTATACATTATTGATATGTGTTTTTTATCTTTAATAGATTCCAATAATTCAAAGTGTTCTTCTAATACAAATGGTTCTCCACCTGCAAAATATAAAATTTCAATATTCTTTATAGAATCTTCATTTAATTTAAAATTAACTTTATTAACACCACTCAGTTTTTCTTTACCAAAATATAAAACATTTTCATTTGTTTCGTAAAAATCCGCTTTCTCCTCTTGCCATTTTGTAGAAAATCCATCATTACAAGTTCTACATTTAAAATTACATATGTTTGAAGGTCTTAAATCTAAGGAAATAAAATCTGGTTCTATATGCCCTTTAAATTTCTTTTTACTAAAATATTTTTTTTCTAATTTTTTTATTTTATCGGAGTGATGTTCATTCCATTTGTTTCTAGATGATTTTATATCTTGTTTTTCCAAATCATAACAAGCTTTACAATAATCATTTTCTACACCATCAATCATATCCATCCTTAATTTTTTATACTCATCGGAATTGAATGCATCATCAATATTTGTAGATTTCAAATCAATATCTGTAAATTGCTTTTGTGAATCACAACATGGTTTTGCCGTTCCATCCATATAACCATTAAGATGTATAAATGGTAATATACAAAATGATTTGTTCATTATATTTTTAATTTTAATTTTGTTATTTCTTTTTTTTCTATACCATATTTTTCACAAATATACTTAATATTTTCTCTACCTTCTCTGATTGAGTATAGGATTTCAATATATTCAATTGCTTGTATTTCTGAAACTAAAAATTCTTTTTTAATTAAATCAATTAAGAATCGTTCATACTTATCTTCCGATTTACCCTTAATATATTTTAAAAAATATTTACCCTTTGGAATCACATTAATATATAGACTATACATTTCTTTTGGAGACAATGTTTGACTCAATGGGAGTAAAGTTGCAATCAATTCTACCCATTCTGGTTTCATAGAAAGAAAACGATTAACCATAAAGTTACTCCATGATTTTAAATCCTCTTCTGATAATTTATCAAAATAATTTGGATTTTGTTCAGAAGTAATTGCATTAAGATGGTCAAATAATTTTTTAACTGCCATTATTCTGCAATTTTTGTTTCTTGCAGTTCTTGTGGTAATAATTCATTCAATGCTTTTCCACATGATGCACATACATATAATTCAATAGGCATAACCGAATCTTTTGGTTGACCTGTTAATAAACGAGATATCTTTTTAAATCTATATGCTGGTAAAAATATCTTTCCACCACATTCACAATCCATATCTCTTGCATCGTTTAAGTTAAAATTCGGGGGTAATTGTTGTCCTTGTTCCATTTTGTTTATTTTATAATGTTTAATATTTGTATAATTGTAGACATAAATACGATTTCTTTATCCACCACCAATGCATCCTTTGAAAGACCATCTGCAATAGTCAAAATCACATTTGCTACATTTCCTGTTGCGTATTCATCTACTTTGTCGTATAACATTGTATACATTTCTGAATAGTCGTTTAATCTATTATCAGCTACTGCCTGTCTAATTTTCATAAACATATTTCGCTTATCGTCACTTTCTTTTAAAAGGTCAATAAGTTTAGTTGCAAAGTTTGCTTCAACCATTACTCTATGGTCTACTTTTAATTCTCCCTTTGCAGATTGTAATTGACAAGTGTTAAGTATCCTTCTAATATCTGGGTAATACGAATTAATCACATCAGCCATATTCTTTGGTTCAAACTTAATCTTTTCAGCATCTAATATCTTTGCTACCTGAACTGCTACATCCTTTTTAGTCGGAGGAGTGATTGCGAAAGACTGACATCTACTTTGGATAGGGTCAATGATTTTTTCAATGTAATTACAGGTTAAGATAAATCTACAATGTTTACTGAATGTTTCCATTAAGTTTCTCAAAATCGCTTGTGCTCCCGGTGTCATATAATCAAACTCATCTAAGATGATTACTTTGAAACCTGCAAAACCAACCGATGATGCGAAGTTTTTTACTTTTGTTCTAACAGTATCTACATTGTTTTCATCTGATGCGTTGATAATCATAAAGTCACATTTGATTGTGTTTACGATTAGTTTAGCAAGTGTGGTCTTACCCGTGCCCGCTTTTCCGTATAACAACAAATGTGGTATATCGTTTGCATCTAAATATTGCTGAATCGTTTCTTTGATGGTTTCATTACCAACATAGTCAGCAAGAGTTTGTGGACGGTATTTCTCCACCCACAAACTATGTTCTCTTTTGTTTATATCGTTTGCGAAAAAACTCATATTATTTTCCAGTTGAACCGAATCCGCCTTCACCTCTTTCGGTGTTATTTAATTCTTGTACTTCTTCAAATTCGATAGGTGGGTATGGGATAATCATAATTTGACAAACTTTATCACCTATTTCATATTTTTTAGATGCAACTCCTCTTTCTTTTCTAAATGTAGCCTGCAGTTCTCCTCTATATCCACTATCGATTACTCCAACACAATTTGTTAAACTTAAATCGTATTTTCTAATTGATGAACGAGGGAATACTAATCCTACAAATCCATAAGGAATTTCCATTGCCACACCCAATCCGTATGTAATTTGAAATGCTTCCTCACTTACAATCGATGTTGCTACTAAATCTAAACCAGCATCTCCATCTTTTGCGTAAGTGGGTATAACTACTTCTGGACTAAGCTTCTTTATTTTGACTTTCATTCTGTTTTTTTCTTTCTAATTTTGTTTCTTCACTAATTTCTCTTGGGAAAATTTTAAATATCATTCCGTTTTGTTGAAAATTAAGTCCTTCACTTTCCACAGGCTGTAATTGTAAAACTAATGGAGTAGGTTCTTCACCTTCGTTTGACCATGCAAATACAATTGGTTCGTTGTTAAAAAATTGAAAACACCATTCTGCATCTTTAATTGGTTGTGCTTCTGGAATATTTACTTCCTCTTGTGGGGATAATTCATAACCAACTTCCGTTGGGAATAATTCTAATTGTTCTTTACTCATTTTTATTAATTTGAAATTTCTACTAAATAATATTTACATACAAAATCATCAATTTGGAATTCAACATTTGATAATCCGTCAGTTGAAACTTTTAATTTTGCTGATGTTGCTTCTTTGTTTGCAGTTAAGATTTCTTTTAAATACTTAGCTGAGAATGAAATTGGTTTTACTATTTCTGTATAATCTTTTTGTACAGTAAATGTAACTCTGTTTGTTGAGATTGCAGAATAACCAATTGCCATTTTTAAATCACTACCTTCGGTAAAGATTGTGAAAGTATCTATGTCAGTTAATGCACCTTTTGCTTTGATAAATTTGTCAATCATATTAGATGCCATATCAATTGAAATACCAAAATTAGGTAATGTTTTCAAATCTGGTACAGGTGGAATAACTCCTAAGTCTGCTAGTTGATAAGATGTTTCAGTTTCGTCTGATACGAATTTTAATGATACTGATTTATCACCTGATTTATCAACTTTCAATGTTAAATCGTTATCCAATACACCAATCATATTTTTTAATAATGATGTTGTGTAAATACCTACATTGATTGGTGTTGATGTGTAAGCGTTGTACTCAACCTCACCTAATAATGTTTTGTCATCTGAAATAAATCTAACCGATAATTTCGTTCCTTCAGCGTTCCACGCTACTGATTCAATAAGTCCACCTAGTGAATACTTTTGAATGAATTTTAATAAATTGTTTTTGTTCATGTTTTATGTTTGTTTTACTAATATACGACTAATTTTTGATAATACCAATTTTTTTCATATGGTTATGCAAATTTTCTGCATATTTTTTATTTTCATTTGGTTTCATATATTTACTATCATCTTTAAAATATGGATAATCACCATCGAATCTATTGTCATCAACATATTCTGTTTGTAAAAATGTACCATTCCAAGTAAATGGAATATTTTTTACTTTTAAAAAATTACTAATTAATAAATGATTTTTATACCAATTTATAAAATCATCCTCATCGTTTGATGCATAATTTAAAGCTTCAAATTCTCTTTTTCCGTCCGGATGTTCTTTGTAATATCCCCAAGGATTAGGTGCATATGGTTCTATTCCTATATTTTTTGTATAATATTCTCTATGATTTGGATATGTATACATTATATTAACAAAATCAGGATTAATTTTATCAAAAAATGTAAGTAATACTCTACATATATAATCGTTGCTTCTTCCACTATATCCAAAATTTAAATCTACACCATTTGATATAAGTTTTGAAAGATAATGTGAATAAGTTTCATCATCATTTACACCAATACCTTCAGTATATGAACTACCAATTGACATGATTTTAAATCCTGTTTTTAATGTAGAGTCTCCTCTAAACCCATATTCATTATAAGTGTAAGTATTTTTATTACCGTAATCAGAACCAGAACCTTTAAAACTAGTTCCTTTTCTTTCTTTTAATAACCACTTATATGAAGTCACATCAAAATAAAGTGGTTTCCAATATTTTAAACTTTTCATAATTAAAATGCAAAAAACTTTTTTGCTGTTTTTGTATCTGCGGTAACTTTATCCCACTTTAATGCGTTATAAAAGTCATCTAATTTGTTTTCTAATTCTGCCTCAAATATCTTATCTCTATCAATATATTGTTCTACAAAGTCCATAATTTCTTTTGGGTCATTATAATCTTTGAATGCCAATGTTTCTAAACCTAATGGATTATTTTTAAGATATACCCATTTTACTTTATCACCATCTCTAATTGGTTCATTTTTAAAAGGTGCGTTAAAGAATTTCAATAATCGATTATATCCTATTCCAGCTTTAACGTGTGCAGGTGTTCCTTTTTCAAAGTTTGCAATTGATGAACCTGTTTTCCAACTACCATTATCATATTTACTTAACTCTTTGATTGCTCCACCTTTTGCAATTTGATTTACAGGTAGTGTTGGTAAACTTTTCTTAAAGGCTAATAATGTATCATCGATATAATCATGGTCTTTACCCATTAAAATATCTTTTAACATTGTAGACATAAACTTCTGAAATGCTTTAGGGAATGAACTTCTAACTACATCTAAACCTTTCACATCTAATTTGTCACATGATATTCCATTTTTCAAAATCATCCATTGTGCATATCGTTTCTTTGCTACC